CCAAGGATTCCTGATAGATCCATACAACAGCCTAACAAAAGACAAGAAGGCACTCACCGGACTCACATCTCACGACTACGACTATATGGCGGCAAGCGAGATGCGAATGTTCTGTTCACAAAACAACGTGAGCATATGGCTCAACACACACGCAGTGACGGAGGCCCTCCGCCGGACCAACAAGAAAGGACAGAACTACGAAGGCTTCCCCAGCCCACCAATGGCTGCAGACAGTGAAGGTGGAGGTAAGTGGGTGAATCGTGCTTCAGATTTTATGGTGATACATAGGTACAGCCAGCACCCGGAGGATTGGATGTACAGCCACCTACACGTAAGGAAGGTAAAAGAGATGGAAACCGGAGGAAGGCCAACACCAATGGAGGAACCGATCGTGCTCCGCAGCAAGCCGGGCAACACCGGCTTCGAGATAGCAGGAGTCGACCTCGTCAAGAAACTACGCAATCCAGGAAAACAAATGGAGATATGACAAAGGAACAGATACTAGCACGCATTGAATCAAGATTGGAGATGGTCAATGAATACCAATGGTACACACCACTAGCCTTCCTAGAAGATATGAGAAGCCTGGTACACCACAACAAGGATGAAGAAGCATACTAAAATATATATGCAGCACTTCGGATACGTGCTAGACGACTTCATACCCTGCGAGGTATGCGGAACAAGAGCCGTAGACATCCACCACATTCACAGAAGAGGGATTGGCGGCAATCCAAATGCCGACAAGATCGAAAACCTGATGGCCGTATGCCGAAAGTGTCACATCGAATACGGAGATAAGAAAGAACACCTAGAATGGTTACAGACAATACACAACGCAAAGCTATGACTCGACTGCAGATCACAATCGATCAGCAGATGTTTATCCAGGCGCTATGGAGAGAACTGCAAGCAGCAAACAATATCCAAGACAACAGACAAAGAGAGAACATACGTTGGAAACACTCCTTTATGTGTGCCGTCTCCGAACAGACGGTACTATCCCTAAAGACGATAGGATCTATACTGAAGAAGGACCACGCCACGGTCCTTCACGCTAGATCACAACACGAAAGCAATATGACCTTCGATGAGCGCTACAAGAACATATACAATATGATCTCCAAAGAGCTCGAAGACACACTAGCAGAATACCAGGACCAAGTCTACGAAGTGATCCGAAACAAGAAGATCCCGGTCAACGGAGAAAAGACAGCAGAGTCAATGGTAGCGATGTATGAGCAGCGAATCAGATCAATCAAAAATCGATACGAAAAAGAAATCTTGGATTTAGAACGTAGAAATACTATATTAACTAGAGAATACAAAAGGGCACAGGAACGTGCCCAGGGACTAAACGAAGAATGCAAACGATTAAAAAACCTACTATGAGACAGATGGACCAATTCCTCCGGATCGCAAACGCACGCCTACGTAAGATCTATCCAAACAAAGCCCAGCGCCGAGCCTGGGCAGCGAAGATGTATGTAAGATGGGTGAGCCGCAAACAGAGCTAATGCGTACCAAAGTGGTACACAAAGTAAGGGTATAACCTTACGATGTTGTCACATAAGTAAGGTAATAGTGTGACAAAGTGTAAGATAAAAACACCACAAAGTGTAAAATAACCCCCTAATGATGGGATTTAACACCAAAGAGAGATGAAAACAAAAGCGCAACAACTTAACATCAAAGAGTTTCCATTTGAAATTAAGAATGAAAATGGAAAAGTGATTTACTATGAAAACGAAAACGGCTTTTGGTGGAACATTGAATATGATTCAGATGGTAATAAGATTTACTCTGAAAACTTCCCAGATTATTCAAGGAAATGGAAATACGATTCTGATGGAAAGGAAATTTACTATGAGTTTAAAAGATGGAATGTATCGCATTACCTAAACACAAAAGAGAGATGAAGGACCATAAACCTAACCGAAGACGACGCAGAGCGATGCAGCGCATCGGAGACAAGATAGCAGAACAGATATATAAACAAAGGGCAATAAAGAAAGCTAATGATACGGAAAAGGAAACACATCCGGGAGATACAGAAGTACCTGGAGATGCTAATGATTGACAACGTCAATATGACGATTCAAGCAAGCCGCTTCGGCTGGACGCCGGAGCTGCAAAACCAAATTACTAACAGCGCACTCCTGATCAGGAAGTACCAACGCAGGCTGCGATTAATCAAGATGTGATGGATATTATAGATTTGTGCAATAGAGATAAAGAAGAAAACGGAATAGAGAATGACTAAAGACACTGCGCTACGAGAAGCATACGAAATCATATATGCAGCATTAGATAGAGCAAAAGAAGAAAACGCTCACATCCAATATCAATATGGTCTAGAAGACGCATTGGAAATACTAAACGACTATCGGGCTAGCCTGAAGTTCCAAGACACGATCAATGATAAGCGTTGAGATAGATAAAAACCTAAAGATTAGTATATGGAATGCTCTCCTGGAGCACTCCGTAGCTAATCGAGGAAAAGGAGACGGAACCCAGGAACAACAATACGTCGGCCTGCTAGGCGAATACACAGTAAAGGGACTGCTAGGAATAGACTACGAACAGCTCTCCGGCTTCGACGGAGGCTACGACCTAACCATCAAAGGAGCAAGAGTAGACATCAAAACAATGGGAAGGACCGTGGATCCCCAGGACCACTACGTCAATAACTTCATAGCCTACCAGCAAGACTTTGACTGCGACTACTACATATTCTGCAGCATCAACAAGACGACAAGCATCCTGACGATCTGTGGATACCAAGACAAGAGAACGCTGCTAGAGGTCGCTGACTTCTTCCCGGAAGGAAGCGTAAGATACAGAGACGACGGTACCAAGTTTAAAATGAAGGCACCAACATACGAGATCAAAAACAGCGATCTAAAACCAATTAATGAAATAGAAGATATATGGAATCTCCAGGATCAGACCTGATGCTTATAAACAAGCACAACTACAAAAGAATGGTAGACATCCTGGTCCAACTCTATATGAGAAACAAGCTCGCTCCAGACGAGCGAGAATTTGTTAGGGGATTAGTTGACTTTGAATAATTAATACACTACGTTCGATACAAACAAAAGGGACTATGAAAAACTACACACACCACTTCGACATCGACGGCATAGACATCTTCGCCGTCGTATGGTACGAACCAGGACAGGAAGGAAGCTATGAAGATCCATACATAGCACCGAGCCACGAGATAAGAACAATGTGGATCGGAGATCAACTACTTGATCCATCGACAGATCTCTTCTGCTACATAGAAGAGAAGATCCAAGAAGAACTCGGAACACCGATATGATAGATGGATGGTTTTGCTACCTATGCTCTACGGGAGCAACTGATTATTATCGGAGAGATGATCAAAGACAACTCCGACAACCTTACTGCAGTACTACAACTCGAAGCGATGTACGCAGCGATCAGCTTCTGTATGACATCGATCGAAAAGATAGAGCGAAGGATCCTGGAGGCACAGATCAAGAACGGTCACCTGGAGATTGACATCAGGCAACTCCGGAAGGAAAACAAGGAACTCAAAAACAGGATCGAGGAATTACTAACAAGAGTGCAGCTATAAAAGGCTGCATTTTTTTTTGCATAAGTTCTGAAATTCAGTATATTAGTTGCGTGATGGTAAGATTATTGCACATACTACCTAATGGAACTGCTAGAGCTGCTTGCAGCGAAACATAAAGATTGGCTACAAATGGCTTACAGCTTCGGACTCCAAACAGAGGATGCCGAAGACCTGGTGCAGGATATGTACATTAAGATGTACAATATGTCTCAAACCAAAGAATTCATACCAGCAGAACGGACCTACCTATTCTACGTATACATCACGCTCCGTAACTTGTTCTACGACAACAAGAAAGCAGAGGTACCCACACAAGATATAACGACACTGCATCTAGCAATAGATGAAGAACCTGAAAACGACAAGGAAGCACTTGAGGTGCTCCTAGATAAGATGAGCCAATGCGTCGAAGACCTGCATTGGTACGATAAGAAGATCTTCGAGATCTACTACGGAAGAGGAGAAACGATCCGGCAATTAAGTAAAGGAAGCAAGATCAGCTCAAGTTCAATATTTAACACTATAAAGAATGTCCGAGAAACAATCAAAACCAAGTGCGAAGAAGAGTACAAAGACTACACCAAAGAAGACCTCTAAAGGACTAGGAGATACAATAGAGAAGGTAACCGAGGCTACCGGTATCAAAGCTGCTGTAGAATGGTTCAGTGAGGCCACAGGCATCGACTGTGGATGTGACGTAAGAAAGGAAAAGCTCAATAAGATATTCCCATACAAGAGCAGAGTGCTCTGCCTGGAACAGAGCGAGCACGAACAACTGAAATCATTCTTCGCTGAATTCAACGGAAGAGAAGTGCAGGAGAAATGGCAGGAGCCGCTCTCACGTATCCACGCACGCATCTTCGAGCACAAGTACTACATACCCTGTAGCTGTAGTCCAAAAGAATGGAACAGAGTGATCCAGGACCTCAAGAAGGTATACAAGGAGTATGAAGGAGCTTGATCTGTATAACATAATCAAGCTCTGCTACATCCCGGACCTTGAGAAAAGCGAGAAGCAATACTCCAGCTTCGACTGCTACTCCTTGAGATACAAAATGGACATTGAACTCAAGTGCCGGAGAACTCACTACGATGAACTGATCCTGGAAAAGAAGAAATACGAAGCGCTAATGAAAAGAGCGGAGGAGTTTGGAACTAGGGCCTTCTACATAAACAGTACGCCCAAGGGAATATACTCGTTCAATCTATCTGCACTGACAGACCTGGAGTGGGAAACGAAATACCTACCCAAGAAGACAGACTTCCCCGAGCGCTACCACATAGAAAAAGAGATAACAATGCTACCCATAGAATTAGCAACAAGATTAGATGAAGAATAAATTTGCGTAGTAACTTAATAGTTACGTAATTAGAACAAACAAAAAGGACTAACAATGAAACAGTACACTTACAAAGACGTGATCAAGAGCTTCACGATCTTTATCCTAGCAACGGTAGCATTCGCAATCATCAACGGCCTCCTCGAGCAGTGGGCACCAACAGGTTACAATGGCTTATAGTAGAAAGATGATAAGACTCCTGGACGGAAGCCAGGAGGAGAAGCTGATACTA